CGCCATCTTCGTCAAACTTCTCAATCATACCGCTAGGTTGGGTATAAAACGACCAGTTGTCGGGTTTAACTAGCATTTTCGCCTGTTCTCTGGGGATATGATCAGGTACTGGGACTTCGCCAGACATGATAGGCCACCAATGATCTTCCTCTGGAGCGTTGGTATCACAGATAACACCTGTCCAAGTAGCTCCGCCATCACGCATAGAGGGAAAACGACCTACACGCATGGTACATGCATCGATAATTGACTTAGGAATCTCTCTAGCTTCGTTAACCCATATGCCTGTCAGCTCCAAAGATAGCAATTTCTTGACATCTTCTGGCCTATCAAGTGCTAAGAAGAGGACTTCAAGCTCCAGATCACCTTTTTTTATCATATGTGTATAGGGAACTGACCAAGTAAACTTGCCCCATTGTTCTTCTGGGAACCAATCAAGCCATGTTTTTATGGTTGTAGTCTTTAACTGTGGGTTTGTATTACGGATTATTGCCCATCTGCTGCGGCGTATCCCTTGTTTATTAGGCTTCTGCGCTAGTGCGCGTCTAAAAATTTCTACGCAACAGGATACTGACTTGCCAGAACCAACAGGCCCACGAATGCCACGAAAAAATGTGTCATCTTTCATGAATGCTTTAACAACTTCGCCATCTGGCCTGTATTTAAAATCTATCACTTATCTAATATCTTATTATCTATGCCAACTTTAATCATTCTTGCTGCAATTTCGGGGCCAATAGCCTCAATAATTTTATCAGCTTCGTGATCTGTCTGAAAATCTTTAGGATGATGCTTCATATGTACGATCCGCACCACCCTACGCAATGTATCGCGCTCTTTAGGCTGCAATGTATTTAGAAAACTCACAGTTACTTTTCCTTTTTAAAGGGTGTCGCTCTAGTTTTTCGTTCTTTCTTAGGCTTTGCTGCCTCTTTTACCTCTAGCAGAGGCTTAGAATCGCGTGTGCGCGTCTTTCCAGAGTAAGTATTGCCAGCTAATTCGTGTGTGTCACCCACATATGGGTCACCATTTTTAAATGTCCAAGCCATTATTTATCCTTTTTTAATAAAGTTTTCTTTTTAGGGAAGCCAGCTTTCATATTTTTGTAAGCCTTGTCGCTAATAGTAGAGTTCTTCTTAGACCTACTAATCCCTTTTTTCTTACGCTTATTTATGTTTGCATATAATCCTTCAGGCATTTTTCTTATTCCTTTTGCTAATGGCTGCTGCTTTTGACTTAGCGTCAGCTTTTGAAGATGCTCCCCATGCCTTTAGGCTAAGAAGAAGTCTAGTAGGTTTACCCTTAGAGTCACGCTCTGGCCCCTTCATACCACCCATTCGTGCTAAGAAAGAAGCTCTCCTTGGGTTATCCCCAGACTTAACTGGAGCTTTAAGCGTACCACCCTTATAACTAGCACGCCCTTTAGCATTAAGACCACCCTTGGGATTCTTCCCTTCTTTACGTGTCCATGCTGGGCTACTCATTTGTTATACGGCATTAGCAAGCTGCGTGCCAAACCTTTATTCTTGGTTTGTTTAGCTAATCCTCTAACCATTGTTTCTTTATTCTTATCGCTGCGTCTCTTACGACTAGGATCAGGTAAATCTTTCATACCATCCTCTGTGCGCTCAACTCTATCACCCACTGCTAGGGAAGGTAAGTCACCATAGTCCTTCTTTTCTTTTTGATAGATCTCTTCGGTCTTTGCAGACACCGATCCACCTCCACCACCAAAACACATCACTCAGTCTCCTTTGTATATCCACTACTCTTTAACGCCTTCTTAGCTGTCTCGTTATTAGCACTGTTGTCAAACGTCTCTGGAACCTTATCACCAAATCTACTCATTTACAAAACCCTTTTTAATCCAAATATTTTTTCAAGCTTTTTTCGCTAATCATGTGAGTGAGGGACGTAACATAACTTAGTGCCCGAGAGTTTTGACCCCCCACCCCCTTATCCTAAGTCTATTGACACCTTGATGTCCCCCGCCAATTGCACCTGAGATCTATCTATCGGCTTAAACCCTGCCCTGTCTAGTAAATCCTTGCTGGCTTCTAACTGAACGTACTCACTCTTAGCCTTCTTAGCTAGCCCTGCCAACTGGTGTACAGCTGCAGGAGCATGTCTGCTAAACTCCTTCGCCACCACTTCCATCATATACTGTTGCACATGGGCTAGCTTCATACTCTTCTGTGCAGTAACTCTTCCGCTGTCGCCTTCAGCGTATCCAGCTTCTTGACTGGCTTGTGTAAGATTACCACCATTTGCTACATACGCTTCAACGAGTGCAGTCTGTTTCTTTGTTAACTTCCTTAGTGCTATGTTACTCATACTAACTCCAATTGTAGCCCCCCTCTCCCTCTCTCCCCCCATGTTTAGCACATCAATTATACCCTGTGTCAACGCACAAAACAGAAGAAAAAGCACCATGGGCCATTCTGTCTGAAGAAGACAGAACCGCGCCACTCATGAATAGAGCCAACAAGTTGTCTCTACCTGCTTAGTGCAGGTGAGTACCGCATTGTCCAATGATCACAACACCCCCTTGAGGGGTATTGTTATCATGTGGGCGGCTCAGAGGCCACACGCCCACACCCAATGGCTAATAGCACCGCGCTTGTATCAACACCTGATTAATTGAGTCGCCGTGCTGGGTGCTCCCCGCACCACCCATCACTAAATCGCTAAAGCGATTTGCGACAATTCGTCTCCGTCGGCGTGATCATACATATCTGCAAATCATGCTACCTCAAGGCTCTGCGGAATGACGTAACATCAGGCAAGCTGACGTAACATCATTCCTTGCCCAGCCCGAGGGCTGGCACTTCGTGGCCTTGACCTGTGATGTTGTCAGATTTGTGTTCGGAAGATGTAATCACTAACGATTATATAATATAAGGAATATAACATGACTACATATACAGTAGTAAGACTACCATATACACATGAAAGAAAACCAATCGAGCTAGTAGAAGTCAGATCATATGATACATATGAAGAAGCTGAAAGCAAAGCCATTGAGCTTGATTGTATTGCCGATACACAAACAGGCAATACACAATATGATAACTACTTTGTATTAGAAGATAGAGAAATAGAAATAATATAGGAGATATAAGAAGTTTGCCTGCCCCGATGACTAACAATAGTCAAGGGTTCCCGTTGGCCTTGCCCTTGACTATCATTAGTCTTCGGTGCTGGCTGAGTAACATAAGTAAAATAATAATATATAGAGGATATATAAAATGACTAATTTAATAGATACAGTAATTGAACAATACACAAACGATACAGAGTTCTTTAGTACAAAGAAAGATGGATGGTATCAAGACGACAGCATGACCTTTTTGCGTCAAAAGAAATTGCAACAAGAGATACGTTTCTGTGAGTTCTGGATTCCCAGTCAACAACGTAGATATGATACAGCAAAAAGGTGGGTTTCACATTGGTTAAGACGCCGCAATGGTGATGAGATCTCTGAGAATAATTACCAAGGCTCATTGGCTCATGCCAAAGCTGAGCAATACAATGTGGAATTCTTGCAAGCTCAATTAGATACGGCACAACTCGCATATAAAGAAGAGTTTGATGAAGTATATACTACTGTTGCTGACTCTAATGTTGCACCAGATGGTACACCACCAGAGATAGATGAGAAGACTAGGCTAGAATTAGCCGCGCATGGTATCTCACCTGATGGTACATTAATTGCTTAAAGATATAATCATAGGCTTGGTCATGGGTATAACCCTTGGCCTTGCCTTGTTTTCATACACATTAACATAACAATAACAACATCCCAAGACTGGGGTGTTGTCCCCTTAAACATTAACAACATCGCAGTGGAGGTGCGCTGCTTTAGGACACGCCAAGGAACTGTTTGCACTGCGCGTGTGCTAGTGCTAACATACTGAATAGAAATGGAAAACAAAATGAGGAATCAAATGGAAAATGAACCAATGTTTAACACGCCAGATTACGAGGCGTTAGATTATTTATTTAACACTGTATACAAACATATTGTTGCATCACGTATGCTAGCTGACAAATACATAGAAGATAATGATTGTGAGCTTGCTAAAGAAACTAAAGAAAGCAATCCGTTTTCAATTATATCACTGATGCAAATTAAAAACTTTATAGTGGAGAAGCACAATGAAACACACACAACTGATTAAGTTTATGCGTGAAGACTTAGGTCTTCAAGGCTACTCGTATAAAGTATTAAAACTTGTAATGAAAACTAGTTCATCAGTTATTGCCGAGAAGATTGATCATCATCTTGCTCAAGAAATTATACACCAAGATGGTGAGCGTCATCCATATCATGCTTATCAACGTGAAGCATTTATGAATAAGGTAGCGGAACAGTTCTTAGATCTGTATCCGAACGAAACAATAGAGGAGTATTACCCATGATAGAAGTATATGATTGCTTTCAACGCACATGGTGGAAAGACAACAGCGACTGGCCTAATGGTTTAGAACCACATGCTGGTCGTAAGAATTACTATTTCAAAAATGAAATAGGTAGTGAGACACACGCCTTCTTTACTGAAGAGGAGGCTGTGGATTTTTGTAGACAATGGAACGACACGCATGATGCAGGTCGATACAGTCTTAAAGCAGAGTACCAAGTAAGAGGAACAGGGAGATAACAATGCCTAATTATACAGTAGGAGTACACTACGAACAGGGATTTACTGTAGATGTAACAGCAAACAGTAAAGATGAAGCAGAAAAAATAGTAATGGAACGTGTCGAAGATTGCGGCGATGACTGTGAAGGTTTTATTGACACAGTTCATAGAGATTATTTTGTAACAGATGTAATAGAGGATTAAGAAATGGATGTAACTATACACGAAGTAAGTAAGATCAGACAAAAGCGTAAGATCTTTAAGAACTTTACTGTCATTGAGTTAAAGGTAACCGATACCAATGACACCGATCAGTACATAAGTATGTACTTTAAAAATAATAAGCAACTTAAATGGGAGGCATTACCTGATGAAGACTGTACTTAAAACACCGCCGATGACTCGGCAGCACTACGAATTTATAGCAGATCTAATGGGGCCAATGGTTGCTTGGCCTTCACATCTGATTGACATTGCAGATGCATTAGAAAAATCAAATCCTAAATTTGTGCGCAAGAAATTTCTTGAACGAGCAACCAAAGCATGGGAGGATAATCAAAACACAGGAGATTTAGATGACACAATTCCATACTGAAGTATCAGCTAAGTTCAATGATTGTCCTGAATGTGATGGGACTGGTGTGTTAGTATACGCCAGTCTCAATGACGACATACCATTGAGAGCGTGTGATAACTGTAACGGAGATGGTTACGTAGAGATGGATGAACTTGACTGGCTCGATTGATTACTGCATAAGAGCAGTATGATACAAAGTTATTGGCATACCATACAGGAAAAGCATAAGGAATTTAATATTCCTTTGCATAAAGTATTCATCAAGGCAGGGCTACCAACCTCAACGTACTATCGCACGTTAAATGGCAGCACTGAATTGAGATATGAAACCGCAAAGAAAATTATGAGAGTGATGGAACTAATGGAAGGTGCATATCCTACGAGCAAGGATAAGCGTAAGCTGCATGCAAAAGTTTCCAAACTATAAACGTGATACATATGTAACAACATCTTATGATGAAATGATTACAAGCCTGATTGATAGACGCAATCAATTAGGTATGTCACAAGAAGGGCTTGCATTTAGTATAGGTTGTACGCCATCATTGATTCATAAGTGGGAGCAGTACAAGCGAGTTCCCTCAGGTTTCATGTTCGCTTGTTGGGTAGAAGCACTTGGCTGTCAGATCGAAATCAGCACGAAAGATATTAAATAATCTCACGTATCCGTGTGATGCATGTAATAATCGTACTGAATTTTTTGTTCAGATCATGGCAACAACAAGTCCAGCTACATATCATACCATATGTATGACATGTTATGAGGAGCAGACATGGCAAACAAAAATAAGTCTAAAGGAATCTACCACGAAAAAAGATTCTGCGAATGGCTCGACAAAATCGGCATCGAAAACTACCGAGTCCCCCTCTCAGGTGCGCTCGGAGGAGAGTGGAGTGGTGACATCCACGTCACACTGGGCGGACGAAAGCTGGTAGCCGAGGTAAAGTACAGAGATAAATCTAATTTCCCTAGTCCATTTACTGTACTGGATGGCAGGGACATAGCCTTCTATAAAAGAAAGACAGGCAAACCACAGTCGTTGGTAATAATGCCAGCGGAATTATTTGAACACTTACTAGGAAAGACAAATGGAAAACCAAACGAAGATGATTAAAGCACACCTTGATGAAGGCAATTCTATAACAGCATTCGAAGCGTTGCAGCTATATGGCTGCTTTAGATTAGCGTCACGTATGCATGAGCTAAAAGAAAGCGGCTATCCTTTTATGAAAGAAATGGTTACAGTAGGTAACGGCAAACGAGTTGCCGAGTACACAAAGGTAAACCTCTAGTACGGCTCATGATACTAGAGGTTTAACAGTAAGAGGACATTAAGAAATGGAAAGACCTAATGTATGCAGACATATTACTACGAGATGTAATTGATTGGCAAGTAAACAATCCTAA